GCTGTGTTGATGCTATTATAAACTATTATTAGGAGATTAAAATGTTTGAAGCATTCGTATTGATATGTATCATAGGGAGTAAAGATGTATGTCAAACACTACAAGACCTAGAAGGACCATATAAGACCGAAGGTGAGTGCGTAACAAGAGCATACGAAATAGCTATGGACTTACCAACATGGATGCCTTCTTATCAAGCGATTAAATATAAATGTAAGGAGAAAGGTCAAAGAACATGAGAAAGATTACTGGCTATGATATAATAATACATTGGGATAATGGTGAGAAAGAAGATTTAGAACACTATACAGATATCCCTTATATAAAATCATTAGACTACTTACTAGATTCAGTAGAAGAAGAAGTAAACTCTCAATTAGAAGACGAAGAATAAAAGAAAGGAATTAAGACAATGGACGGTTCAACTATAATACAAGATGACTATAGATTTCCAGTAAAGGAATTACCTTTAGTAGCATTAGGAGAGCATAATAAGTATCCTATTGATGCTAAGAGATTTAAAGCTGTTGTGAGGACAGATACAGAAGAAGTACTTGGAGTTCACAGTGGTAAGTATAACGTAGTTAAACACGAAGATATAGTAGAAGGAATAATGAGTGGTGTATCTCTTGCAGATATCTCTAGAGATTATGACCACGAAATAAAGATCTATGAGAACGGAGCTAAGCTAAAAGGTTCGTTTATTTTCAATGACTTAGTGCATAAAGATCCTGAAGTAAACGATATAATCAGGTTCAAAGTAGACTATATGAATTCATATGATGGCATGTGGTCTATCATGGTCAATGCTTATGGTGAAAGACTATTCTGTTTGAATGGTTGTACATCACCTGAAGCAGTAACTAGAGAGAAGAATAAGCATACTTCTGGTTTTAATATACTAGCCTCATCTCATCAAATAAAAGATGCACTTGAAGTGTTCTTTAATGAGAGAGAAAGATGGGATGCATGGAGAAAGACTTCAGTCAATACTGAATTAGTGCAAGGCATCTTCGAAAGAACACTGGCTAAGCCTACTACACCTACATTAACTAATAAAGTTAATTGGAAACAACTTACAAGATTGATGAGTAATTATCGTCAAGAGGTTAATGTATTAGGTAATAATAAGTGGGCTATGTATAATGCTGCAACAGATTGGGCATCACACCCTGAAAATGTTCCTAACCCACACAGGGTAGTTGTCAGAAGACAAGATGCTGTACAGAAAATGCTTAATAGTAAATGGTGGAAAGAATTAGATGCTGCTTGATTGGATTAATTCCTTGTTTAATAAGGAAAAATATACAATGGATATAAAAACATCCTTAAAGGAGATGGAGAAGAATTTCTTAGGCAACACTAGAGAATTACTGTGTTGTCCTAAGTGTAATAAAGAGTATCTCAGCTCGGCATTGGATATAAAAGAAGAGAGCTTTATATGTCCGAGTTGTGATAACGGAAAGGATTAATATGAGATTAGTATTTGACATTGAGACCGATGGTCTTGATGCAACATTAATATGGTGTCTTGTCATTCAAGATATAGATACAAAAAAGAGTTATAGCTTTACAGATCATGATGATAAATATATGAGTGTATCTGATGGTTTAAATATGCTAAAGAACGCTTCATGTCTGATAGGACACAATATAATAGGGTACGATATACCTATGATACAGAAAGTAACTGGCATTGACTTATGGGATAAGAAAATACATGACACATGGATAATGAGTCAGACTCTTAACTATAATCGAGGTCACAAGCATGGTTTAGGTAGCTGGGGTGAACACCTTGGCTATGCTAAATTTGAATTCGATGATTGGACTACTTATACAGAAGGTATGATGAAGTATTGTGTAAGAGACGTATCATTGAATGCTAGAGTGTATGATATCTTATTGAAAGAATTACAAGATCAATCTACCACTAAGCCATTGATAACAAAGGGTCTTCGTGCAGAGCATGATGCCGCAGTGTTTGAGGCTAAAGTACGTATGAAAGGTTGGTTGTTTGACTGTGATAAAGCTCATAAATTACATGAGACTATGGCAGATGAACTCAATGCTATTGAAGATAGGATACACCCTAAATTACCTGAGATGACTATATGGGTAGATAAAGCACCTAAGAAAGCTAAGTATACTAAGAAAGGTAAATTCACTGCAGTAACTAAACGATTACTAACTGAATATCTTGGTAAAGAACCTGACGAAATGGAGTGGAATCCTGATCAAGAGTTTCAACGTAGTTATAAGACACAGGTCACATTAAAGAATATGGAAGAAATAAAAGAATATCTTTATACTATTGGATGGAAGCCTGATGATTGGAACTATAAGAAAGTCGGTTATGAATTCCATAAGACAAGTCCAAAACTAACTACTACTAGCTTAGAATTATTAGGCGATGTAGGTAAGGACATTGATAGGTATTACACTACTAGATCTAGAAAATCTATATTAGAAGGTTGGCTAGAAGCAGTAAAGAACGGTAGACTTCATGGTAAAATGTGGGTAATAGGAACACCTACATTCAGAGCCAGACATGAAGTAATAACTAACTTGCCTAGTGTAGAAGCTGCATGGGGTAAAGAAATGAGATCATTGTTTATCTGTGAAGAAGGCTATCGAGTAGTCGGAGCTGACTCAGCTGGTAATCAAATGAGAGCTTTGTGTCACTATATAGGTGATGATAACTTTACAAAGGAGGTTACAAGTGGAGATATACACTCTTATAATGCTAGTATTCTTGGCAGTAGTCGTGGTGATGCTAAGAGATGGCTATACGCTTACCTATTCGGTGGAGGAGGTAAAAAGCTGGGTACGATACTTACAGGAAAACCAGATGATAAAGCTGGTAATGAAAGTAAAGCGAAGTATCAGTCAGCTATTCCAGGACTCGGAAAGATCAAAGCAAAGCTTGATACCATATTTCAAAAGACAAAGAATGGTTATGGCAATGCTTTTGTTCCTGCCTTGGATGGTCGTAGGGTATATGTCAATAGTGCTCATCAATCGTTAAATTATTTACTGCAATCAGCTGAAGCAATTACTTGTAAGGCTGCAGTAGGTTATGCCATGAATAAAATTAAAGAGGAAAAGCTAGATGCTTACCCAGTTATATTTTATCACGATGAAATGGCATGGGTTGCTAAAGATAATGATGCAGAAAGAGTTAAAGAAATCTGTATTGAATCATTCAGAGAAGCACCCAAAGACTTTAATGTAACATGTATGGATGGCGATGGTGTTATCGGTAGTTGTTACGCAGATGTTCATTAGAAAGGAAATGCTATGGGACAAATGAAAAGACTAGCTATGCAATTAGAAGAACAATTCTATGAGATAGCACAAGAGTATATGTATGTAGCAGAAACTTGGGAAGAGTTTAGAGACCATATGAGAAATCAAAAAGAGTTAGTGGTTCATCTTAACTATGAAGAAGTTGAAGCTGAACTTAAAACTTCTTGGAATGATTACCAAGGAGATCATGCTGAATACTCATTAAATGACCCTATATGGGATGAAAGGTGGACTAAATGATAGCAGTAGTTGATGCAGACAGTTGTATCTATCAAGCCGCTTGGCAGATGGAGACTGTAGATAATGCTTTAGATAACTATAAGTATTTATTAGAAAAGAATTGGGTTGGTCCTGTATGGGCTGATGAAGTGATAGTATATTGTGGTGGTAAAGATAACTTTAGATACGAGTTATGTCCACAATATAAAGCAAATAGAAAAGAGCCACCTAAAGATGCACAACTCTTTAGACCTCTTATGGATCGTATTGTAGAAAAAGAGCTTGCTATACCTGCAAATGGTATGGAAGCCGATGATATGGTACGTATTAAATCAATAGAACTCCTTGAAAATAAAGAAGAATTTTGTGTGGTACATATAGATAAAGATCTTGACTGTATTGTTGGTGATCATTACAATCCACGCAGAGAACAGTTCTATAAGATAGATGAGGACAGTGCTGACTTACACTACTGGACTCAGATGCTTAAAGGTGATCCAACAGATAATCTTCCAGGTCTTCCTAAAGTAGGTCCAAAGACTGCTGAGAAGATGCTTGCTGGTGTACCTATGAATAGACGTAAGGCTAGAGTCCTAGCAGCTTATCGAGCTAAGTTCGGTATAGTAAATTGGAAAGAGAAGTTGATGGAGACAGCTAATGGTATACATATACTGAGAACTCCAGATGACTTCTTTAAGATATAGAAAGGAATGTTATGTCTAATATAACAGATCATCAACGATATGAAGATGTAGCCATTACTGATGTTACTAAGGTAGACAGTAAGGGTTGGGTAGGAATATCTACCCTTGAGCATGGAGAAATAAGATGTAAGTCTAATCTAAGAACTAAATTAGGCTTAAAGAAAGAATGGTTTGGCGACTTAACTGTATGGGTTAATCCTAGTAATGGTACAGTGTGTGTTGCCTTTGATCAGAAAGCTTATAAGGCTACTGGTGATGATGCTAGACCTAATGGTCAATGGGAAGTCACATTTAACAATAATCCTTATGAGGCAGAAGGATTTGTATATCTTATCATTGAAAAGAGTACTGGTAAGAGATACATAGGTAAGAAGTCTTATTGGAATTACAGTAAAGGTAAACGAGTAAGACAATCTAATTGGAAGACTTATGCTTCATCTAGTTCAGAGATAGCTAGTAGAGTAGCTGAGAATAAAGATGATTATCATTTCATAATGCTACATGAAGCACCAGATAAGTCTGCTTTAAATTATTTAGAAATAAAACTACAAATTGAACACAAGGTTCTCACACTATTAGATGATAATGGTGAGAAAGTCTTTTATAATAAGACACTTGGTAGTGAGAAATGGATGTTAACTAAATCGTTTATAGAGGAATACAATGAATACAATGCAACAACAGAAACGACCTGAGAAAGCTTGGGATGAATTATTTGGTAACAGAAAAGGAGAACGATTAGCTCGTTCATTAAGAGCAAGACGGAAACGAAAGGAAAAACGTTATGCTAAAGAGAAAAGAATATACGGAAAGTAAAGAGATAGGTAAAACTAATTGTGAGGACTGTGGGAGCTCAGATGGGTTTGCACTATACGATGATAATCATGGCTATTGTTTTGTATGTGGAGTACATGTACAAGATGTAGAGAAAAGAAAGGAAATAACTATGCCATTAGATATCGGTAAAACTAACTTAGAACTGTTTGAAACAGGACTAGGTGATGTAAGAGGTTGTCAAGACAGGGGTATTACTAAAGCCATAGCAGAACATTATGGTGTACAAGTTACTTATGATCAAGATAGGAATATTGAGTCATATAACTATCCTTACTATGACAGTAATAATAATAAGGTAGCCTATAAAATAAGAAAGCTACCTAAAGAATTTAGAACTGTAGGAGAATTTAAGAATGTTCGGTGTTTTGGTAGTCAGAGCTTTGGAGGTGGCGGAAAGAGACTTGTCATCACAGAAGGCGAATTCGATGCAATGGCAGTCGCCCAAGCTTCCCTTAATAAATACAAAAAGATCTACCCTGTGGTTAGCGTTGCATCTTCCACGAATCTCAAGAGCTTACTCTTGGATCGTACATGGATTAGATCGTTTGAAGAAGTAGTATTATTCTTTGATAATGACGATGCAGGCACTAAAGCTATTAGAGAAGCTGCAAATATTATTGGCATAGATAAAGTCAAAGTAGCTAGTAGTACTGCTAAAGATCCTTGTGAGCTATTCAATCAAGGTGGCTATATGAGAGTCATGGAAGCTATATGGGATGCACAACCCTATAGTCCAGCTGGTATTGTCATGGGTCATGAGGCTATATGGGAGCAGTACTTAGAACGTCAATCAAGAGAAAGTATACCGTATCCTGATTGCCTTAGAGGTATCAATGATAAAACTAAGGGTATGAGGTTTGGTGAGATAACACTATTCACTAGTGGTACTGGTTCAGGAAAGTCTACTGTTATCAAGGAGATAGTATTAGATTTACTTGCTAAGACTGAAGATAAAATAGGTATGATATCTCTAGAAGAATCTGTTGGTGATACTGCTGAGAAGTTTATTCAGATGCAGTTAAGACAAAACCTACAGGAGTATGATGTACCACTTGCAGAGCAAGAAGAAGCTTCTAAGCAAGTATTCGGTACAGATAGACTTGTATTATTAGATCATCAAGGTTCTGTAGGAGATGAATCACTCATAGATAAGATAGAGTATATGGCTTTGATGGGGTGTAGATATTTAATACTCGATCATATAACTATTGCTGTATCTGAAGGTGCTGAAGGTTATACTGGTAATGAAGCTATAGATAAAGTTATGTCTGATTTACTTAAGATAACTAAGAAGCATAATGTTTGGATGGGTATTATAAGCCATCTACGTAAAGGTTTAGTTGGTAGTAAAAACTTCGAAGAAGGTAAGCTACCTAGCCTAGACGATATTAAAGGTTCTGGTTCTATTAAGCAAATATCATTTGATATAATAGGATTTAGTCGTAATATGACTGATGAAGATGATGATGTACGTAATACAATTAACTTTACTGTACTTAAATCTAGATTCACAGGTAAGACTGGTCCAGCAGGTGCAGCTAAGTATCATCATAATAGTTCTAGGCTTACATGGACTGATGGATTAGACTTTGAGGTGCTAGACTAATGAGTTGGAAAAGTGAAATAGAATTAACTATGATAAAAGAAAAAGAAATAGAGTTCCTTAATAATGCAATTCAAAGTATTACTAAGGAACGTAATATGTACCGTTCACAAGCGATTATGCGAATGAATAGAATAAAGGAGCTAGAGAATGAATATAAGGTACTCAAGGAATCACTCAATAAAAGCACATGAAGATGCTGAACAAATAATTGATCAACTTAGAGCTAATAAAGTTGTAAAATATCTTGTAGAGTGGTCTGAGAGTGATTGTAAAAACTATATAGTGGTGAAATTAAATGAAGAAAATCCGAAGACAACTTATCAAAATACAGAATGTAGCAGCTAAAAGAGGAGGTAAGATTCCCTCTATGGCTGAAGCTTTAATCATGCTAAGAAAGGCACAGGAAAATGCTACCAAATGATTTTAAAAAGATAATTAAAAATGAAAATGATAAATCTAAAATTGAGAGATACGATCATCTATATATGGATATTGCTAACCGAGTATCTGAGATGTCTTATGATGAAGACACTAAAGTTGGAGCAGTCATTGTTAAAGATGGGAATATTATTTCGATGGGTTGGAACGGTACTCCTTCAGGTTTTCCTAATCAATGTAAGGATACTTCAACTGGTCGTACACTTCCTATTGTCATACATGCTGAAGCTAATGCTATATGTAAGCTGGCTCGTTCTAGCACGGATGGACAGGGTGCTACCCTTTACACTACGCTATCTCCTTGTACGGAGTGTACTAAGCTTATCTTGCAGTCTGGTATCACTAATGTTGTGGTTGGACAAGCATATGAGAAGGATATGGTGGGATATACAATATTAAATAATAAAAAGATGATAAAAATACTTGCAAAGAAGAAATAAACATGTTATAATATAAGTCCAGAAAAGAAAGAGAGTAATACATGGAAGATATAAAGGACTATCTCCTAAAGAAAATAAGAGGAGACGATCTGGGTGTAAAGCCTAGAAGAAATTTACAACTCATGCGTATGATTGATACGGATGGTGTTGACATGTTAGACTTTTTAATAGATGACATGATATCTTATGCTAGAAAAGTAATTCAACGTTGCTTTAAGCGTAATAAGGTTGAAGGTGAGTCAGCAATAACTCAAGCTTCAATGGCAATAGGAAAGTATATAATAGAAGGTTGGGATAGCTCTAACGTAAACTTCAGAGATCATGTAAGAGTTGGTGATCTTGTTATAGAAGGTTTTGTTATGTGTGGATACCTAACTATTTCTGTAGGTCATATGAAAAGTCGTAAGCCAGTAACCATACATGCCACTGAAAAGTGGGGTGATATGGAAGTAATTGCAGGTAAAACCACTTGTATAAGTGCTACAGTAATACCTCCTATTAAAAGCTTATTCCAAAATAATGGCAGACCAGTCATAAAGACTTGGGATAAATCTAAGGAGCATAAGTTCTTTAAGTATTTAGATAAGCCATTTGTAAAAGCTATTGATAAATTACAGGCAACTAGGTTTGTAGTTAACTCTGATGTTCATAAAGCCATTTTAGAAAACTGGGATATGTTTATAAGTAATAATACTTATGATGGTGAAGATCAAAATGAAAATGCAAAGCTATATCAACGTCAAGCTTCTAAGAATAGAGAAGTAAAAGAAGTAATGGCTGCAGCAGATAAATGGTTAGATAAAGAGTTTAGCTTTTATCTTGATGCAGATTATAGAGGTAGACTATATTATAGTGAACCGTTCTTTAACTTTCAAGGAGCAGATATAGCTCGTAGTCAGCTATTATTTGCTAAGGGAAAACCTTTCGATGAGACAGCTAACTTCTGGCTTGCAGTACACACTGCATGTTCTTATAATCAGTCATAT